GCTGCCGGCAGCCAGCAGCACCAACCAGAACTACTTCGTCATCGTCAGCAACGCTGGCACCGGCACAGCACCGGCGCCGACTGTGGCGCTGCTGCCCCCTGACCTGATCCTCTCGACGGGTTCGGCGTGGGTGCGGATCGAGTCGTCCGACGCCTACATCGCGCAGGTGGCCACGCAGGTGTCGTTCACCCCTGCAGGCCAGATCGCCAGCACCAACGTGCAGGCCGCGATCGAGGAGGTGAGCAGCGAATGTCGCAACGCCACCAACATCACCAGCGGCACCCTGGCGCCCACGGTCGGCGGCACCGGCCTCGCCACCTACGCCAAGGGCGACCTGATCGCCGGCTCGGGCACCAACACGCTGGCCAAGCTGACCGCCGGCACCAACGGCTTCGTGCTAAAGGCCAACAGCAGCACCGCGACCGGCCTTGAGTGGGCGGCCTACGACGCGCTGGTGACCGGCGGCGGCACCATGACCGGCAACCTCGAGATCGGCTCGAGCGCCGCGATCATCTTTGAGGGCAGCACCGCCGACATCTACGAGACCACGCTGACCGTTGCCGATCCAACTGCAGATCGCACTATCACCTTGCCAAACAACACCGGCACCGTGGCGCTCACCAGCGATCTCGACGACGGGACGTTCTGATCCCGCCGCTAGTCTGAACCGATAACTTCCGGCCTTCATAGGAGGCGTTAAGGAATGACTCTGCAGCACCTGCGTTCGGGCACCGCAAACAAGCGCCCGACCCCTGCGGGGATGTCGGATGGCCAGCTGGCCATGAACACCAACAGCACCAGCCCCGGCCTGTTCCTGAAGGACAGCGCCGGCAATCTGGTGAAGGTTGGCCCGGTGCATGTCGGGACCACAGCGCCGAACGCCAGCCCCGCTACAGGTGGCTCTGCAGGTAACGCGGTGGGCGAGCAGTGGCTCGACACCAGCGGCAGCACCTACGTATTCAAGATCTGGGACGGCTCAGCCTGGCGCAGCGAGGCCGGCGAGTTCGTGAACGTCACCGGCGACGTGATGACCGGCGCGCTCGGCATCATCGCGGGCTCGGCAGGCAGCCCTGGGCTGTACTTCTCGGGTGACACCAACACCGGCCTTTATTCCCCCGGCGCAGACCAAGTAGCCATCTCAACTAATGGCACTCAAAGAGTGCTTATCCAAAACTCAAGCCAAGATACGGTTAGGGTTAGTGGTACTAATGCTGTAATAACTGCTGACGCAACTAGCTCCAGCTATCCCGGTTTTCGACTTGCTCAGAACGGTAGTGCTTTTGCAGGGTTAGATGGAGATGCAGGGAACAGCACTAACTTGTTTACGTTTGGCGCAATACCGCTTCTTTTTGGCACAAATGGTTCCGAGCGGATGCGCCTGGACTTCAGTGGCCGCTTGGGGCTGGGAACTAGCAGCCCTAGCAATAACCTTGAGGTCGCTGTTGGAGCTCCAAGCAACAACGATTCTGGTATTACTCTTTCAAGCACCAACAATGCCGGCTACGGAACGTCAGTAACCTTTGCGCACCGTACCTCCACAGGCGGGGCTATTGATGCTCGTTCACGCATCTCTAGTGAAGGCGGCGGCAATAATAGTTTCATGCGGTTCCTCACAACAATTTCCGGAACCCTAGCCGAACGAATGAGAATAGATGAAGCAGGCCGAGTAGGGATTAACACTAATGCGCCCACCGCAACAATTCACGCAGTTTCGGCAGATACAGCAAAAACCGCGTCGTTCTCCGGTGCCAATGGTCTTTGCCGTATTTACGGTTATCACGGTGGCTTGGGAGCCGCACTAATTGAAGGTAGTAATATTGCCGAAAATGGACGAATAAATCTTGCCTTAGGTGGTGATAACCTATTCTTTAGTACAAATGGCACCGAACGCCTGCGCGTCACCAGCGACGGCTACGTGCGCCTCTCCTCCAGCAGCCCCGGCATCCAGTTCGGCGGCGACACCGCAGCGGCGAATGCGCTGGATGATTACGAGGAGGGCACCTTCACCCCGAGCATCGTGGGCACGTCCACCGCGGGCACCGCGACCTATGCAGCCAACGGGCGAGTGGGTCGCTACACGAAGATCGGCAATCGCGTGTTCTTCGATCTCTACCTCAGCTGGACCGCCCACACCGGCACCGGCAACCTGCAGATCGATGGCCTGCCGTTCACCGTGCAGAACACCACCAACCTGAACCGCAACTACACCGCCATCTTCAGCGGCGTTGCCCTGACCGCTGGCAACATCGGCGCGGCGTACACGGCGCCGGGCTCCGATGGCATCGCCCTTCGCCAGATGCCGACCGGCGGCGGCAGCGTTGCTGTGATCCCGATGGACACCAGCGCCCAGATCTCCATCTCGGGCTGTTTCGATGCGGCCTAACCTACGTTCACCCCTAATCAGACCGGAGGCCTGATCGGATGGCACTGACCAAACAATCAATCGTGGACAGGATCGAGGTGGTTGGCCCCTACAGCCACCTGCAGGTTCGCGTCTGCGAGCGCGTGCTCGAGGACGGCGAGGTGATCGCCGAGAAGTTCCACCGGCACATCATCACCCCCGGCGCCGACACCAGCGGCGAAGATCCGCGCGTGCAGGCGATCGCCGGCATTCTCCACACGCCTGAGGTAGTCTCCGCCTATCAGGCCTCCGTCACCCCCTTCGAGGCTCCCGCAGAATGACCACCACCTTCACCTGGGCCATCGCCAACATGGACCGCCTGCTGGCGGACGGCGCTGTGACCACGATCCACTGGACCCTCTCGGCGCACGACGGCACCTACAGCGCCGGCGCCTATGGGTCGATCGGCCTCGAGGCCCCTGACCCCGACGCCATGATCCCCTTCGCTGATCTCAGCGAGGAGACCTGCGTGGGCTGGGTCAAGGACAACTTCGGCCCCGAGAAGGTCGCCGAGATCGAGGCCGCACTCCAGCAGCAGCTCGATCAGCAGCGCCAGCCCGTCACCGGCCAAGGCCTCCCCTGGGCTAGCTGATGGCCGTCAAATCCAAGACCGGCACCGCGCGCCTCGATCATCAACCGGGGCCGCCCAAGACCACCAGCCAGGGGTTCGGCCAACACAGCCGCCCCCGGCGCCGTGGGAAGAAGCCCCTTCGCGGGCAGGGCCGGTAATGGGCCGCGACACGCTCGAAAACTGGCGCAAGATCCGCGACCACCTAGAGCGTGTCGGACAAACCGAGAACCACTACTACCGGCGCGCCCTTGCCATCCTCGCCGGAAGGCCTGATCCATTCGATCGCTACGATGGAGCTAAGCCCGGATCAGCCGATGGCGGACGAACCTAAAACGGTCGGCAGCGTGCTCGCTGCTTCCCTCCCGGCAGCGCTCTCGGCCGGCATGTTCGCCATCGGCGCCCTTCTCATCTCGCTGCAGGTGCAGTTCGCCCGCGTCGAGGCCACCCTCCAGCAGATGGCCGGCACCATCGGAGAACTGAAGAACGACAGCAGGGCAGAGCTCACGCAGCTGGACCAGCGCGTGCGTGCCCTTGAAATGCGGAACTAACCTGAGGCCATCGACGTGGACGCCATGAGCCCCGAGACTGCCGCAATCATCGCCATCGTCATCGCTGCCGGCAGCGAGATCATCGCGCTGAGCCCCCTGAAGTCCAACAGCTGGATCCAGCTGCTCCTGCAGGCCGGCCGGATGATGTTCCCCAAGCAGCGCCGCTGATCGATGGCCAACCCCGCGCCGATCACGCTCGAGCAGCTCTTCAGGTTCTACCGCGGGCTGCCGCACCAGGCTGCCGCGATCGAGACCCTCGAGCAGGATCTCGCCACCAACGGCTACGCGGCCGCCATGCGCCGCGATCGGGCATGGTTCAACACCTGGAGCCAGGACGGCAAGCAGGCCGATCTGGCCGCGGCCCTGAAGCTGATCAAGGATTTCGAGGGCTGCCACCTCGAGGCCTACCCCGACCCGCTCAGCGGCGGTGACCCTTGGACGATCGGCTATGGCACCACCCGCTACAACGACGGCCGGCCGGTGCAGCCCGGCGACAAGATCAACGCGATCGAGGCCGACCTGCTGCTGCGGCAGGAGGTGGACCGGATCGCCGGCAAACTGCGCACCACCATCCCCAGCTGGGGCGAGATGGCCGACCACCAGAAGTGCGCGCTGATCAGCTTCGCCTACAACCTCGGCACCGACTTCTACGGCGCCAAGGGCTTCGAGACCATCAGCCGGCGGCTCAGGGAGAAGGACTGGCCCGGCGTGCCCGATGCCTTGCTGCTCTACCGCAACCCTGGCACCAACGTGGAGGCCGGCCTGAAGCGGCGCCGCATTGCCGAGGGTGACCTCTGGGGCCGCGACAAGCAGACCACCGGCCCGGTCTCGGCGATGTTCACCCCCGAATCGCCCTTCAGCTTCAAGCTCACGCCGCACATCACCTACGGCGAGTTCGCGCTCGGCCAGGAGGCCCGGCGCTTCGATCACCAGTTCCAGTGCGACATCGCCATCAGGCTGGCGCAGTTCTTGGAGAAGGTGCGCGCGCAGTTCGGCGGCCGGCCGCTGGTGATCACGAGCGGTTATCGCCCCACGGCCGTGAATCGGGCCGTGGGCGGCGCCTCGAGCTCGGAGCACCTCTACGACGCGCCTGGCGTGGGTGCGGTGGACTTTTTCGTGGACGGCGTGGACATCTACGCCGTGCAGGTCTGGTGCGATCAGAACTGGCCCTACAGCATCGGCTACGGCGCGCCCAAGGGCTTCGTGCATCTTGGCATTCGCAAGGGCGCACCTAGGGTTCGGTGGGTTTACTGACGATCGCGTGCCTCTCCCCGACTACGAGCTCCACCACCTCTGCCAGCACCACGCGATGGTGGTGCCGTTCGATCCAAACCTGATCAACCCCGCGAGCCTCGACGTGCTCCTCGGCGATCGGATCATGATCGAGGTGGCCGGCACCCCCGAGCTGCAGATCCACGGCATCCACGGCCACACCGCGGAGGAGCCCTACTGGCTGCAGCCGGGTGAGTTCTGCCTCGCGGAGACGCGCGAGATTTTCAATCTGCCCGACAGCGTGGCCGCGCAGTTTGTGCTGAAGTCCAGCCGCGCGCGCGAGGGCCTCGAGCACCTGCTGGCCGGGTGGTGCGATCCTGGCTGGCACGGCAGCCGCCTGACGCTGGAGCTGAGCAACGCGCGCAAGATGCACCCGGTGGCGATCTGGCCCGGCATGAAGATCGGGCAGATGGTGTTTCACCGGATGGAGGCGATCCCGCACCGCTCCTATGCGGTCACGGGTCGTTACAACGGACATGAGACCGTTCACCCATCTCTGGGCTAGCCTGAGCCCGGTAGTGGAGAGCCAGCAGGCGGCCGGGGTTGCGCTCCGGCCGCTTTTTTATGCCATCAGCGCGGCCACCTTGGCGGCTGCTGCGGCCGCGGCCTCATCGATCAGGTGCGCATACCGCTGCGTGGTCTGCGGGCTGGCGTGGCCGAGAAGGCCGCCGATCTGCGGCAACGACAGGCCGGCCGTCACACCGAGGCTGGCGAAGCTGTGGCGCAGGTCGTGGACCCGCAGGTTGGTGATCCGCGCCTTGGCCAGCAACTCCTGCCAGAGGTGCCAGTAGCCCACCAGGTGGCCGTCGCCATCCCCGGCGATGATCCACTCGCTGTTCGACCTGAGACGCAGCTGTCTTAGCGTGAACATCGCTGCAGGCGGCAGATGAATGCGCCGGTCGTTGCCATCGCCGCCTGTCTTGTGCTGATCAGCGGGAACGATCAGCACCGCTGCATCCTCATCCAGCCAGTCCCACCGCGCGTGCATCACCTCCCGGACCCGGCACCCGGTCAGCATCAACAGGCGGATCAGCTGCGCGAACCGCCACCGCACCCCGGCTTCGGCGAACGCATCCAATGCGGCCAGCAGCCGCTTCAGCTCCTCGCGGGATAGGTAGCGGCGCCGCTTGCGCTCAGTGTTGGCCTGGATCCGCGCGCAGGGGTTGGAGCCCTGCGGCCGCAGCTCCCAGAGCTCGGCGAGGTTCATCGCCTTGCTGAGCACCTCGAGGCAGCGGTTGGCGCGCACCGGCCGCTCCATGCTGGCCCGGTGGAACCATTCGGCGACCTGCCGCTGCTGAACCGCCTGCACCTTCGTGGAGCCAAACTCCGGCAGCAGATGGCGGCGCCAGATCAGTTCGTTGTTGGCGATTGTGCCAGGCCGCAGCCGGCGCCAGTGCTCCACCTTGATCCGCTCGAGCAGCTCGGCAACGGTGGGCGATCGGCGCAGCTCCTGCCGGGCGGTGGTGGGCGTCAGACCGCGGGCGGCATCGGCGAGCACCTTCAGAGCCTCCTCGCGCGCCATGGTGAGGCTGACGATCTCGGCCCGGCCTATCTTGTGGGTCTGCTGCTTGCCGCTCGCCTCGCGATAGCGCACGTACCAGGTCCGCACCCCGGACTCGAGCACCATCTGGCCCAGTCCTGGCACCTTCCGATCGGCTACCCACTGCTTCGTCATGCCCCTCTCCATTCGCGCACTATTCGCGTAGATTTGCGCGAACGGGGCGGATCTTGCGCGAACAAGCGGTAAGCCGTCAACCCGAAAACACTCGACGAATCAGAGGTTTGATGAGTTTGCGTGAACGCCCGTGAGCTGCTCGGGCGGGGCTCATAACCTGAAGGTCGTCAGTTCAAATCTGGCCCCCGCAACCAAAAAAGCCCGCTAGGTCAATGACTTAGCGGGCTTCTTCTTTCTGGGTTAAGGCGGCGCCGAGCGCCATTCGCGCACTATTCGCGCAGCCTCTCCATCGGGTGCTTCAGCGGCGCCATCCTGAGCCGCGCGATGCGACCTGGTGCCTCAGCCGGGTCATCCAGCGGGATCATGCGGAAGTCGTCGATGCCGTGGGTCTCGGCGAAGTGCTGCGCCGCGACGTGGGTGGAGAACGGCCCGATGTGCCACGGGCCGGTCTGGAGGATGTAGGTCATGGGTGGATGGTAGCCGCAGCCCGATGGTACACCGCCGGCAGCGCACCCTGCCTGCCTGTCACATCCCGTCACAATCCGCCGATCCTGTTCCCCTCGCTACCGTGAGCCAAGCCGGGGCACCGCCCATGCGCGCGCACATCGCCGAGATCACCGCCAAGGTGATCATCCGCAGCGACACCGACCCCGACCAGATCCCCGCCGACCTCTACAGCCAGATCGCCGAGTTCATCCACACCGAGGAGGACCTCCTCGATCTGGGCATCGAGCTGTTCACCCTGCCAGAAGACCTCGGTGGATCGGCACCACATTGATGAGACCCGGCTGGTCACCCGCAGGTCAGCCCGCGATCAGATCCACCTCGCGTGGAGCTACCGCTGCGCCTACTGCGGCGATCCGCTCGGCCGCAGCCCGACGCTCGATCACGTCATCCCCAAGGTTCACGGCGGCCTCACCGTGCGCGAGAACCTCGTGAGCTGCTGCCTGATGTGCAACAGCCAGAAAGGCCACAAGGGCTGGGTGGACTGGTATCGCGCGCAGCCCTTCTGGTCCGCGATGGGCGAGTGGGCGATCGCGCGCTGGGTTGCAGGGGAGGGCTAAGATTCGGATCCAATGACTTTCGGAGTCACTGGGCATTCCGCAGCGGGGAGGCTGCGGTGAGGCCGGCACCTCGTGAGGACCGGCCACCTCCCCACCCTCTTAGGGCAGGATCTTCGACGCCAGCCAGAGCGCGAGGCAGCAGGCCACCACGTAGCCGACCAGCAGCTCGATCATCAGGGGCAGCGTCATGACTCGGGCAGCACGTTGATCACGGCATGATCGCCGATCACGCTCAGCGCTGCACGGTTGTAGGCCTGCGCGGCCTCAAGCTCGGTGGCGTACATGCCGAGGTAGTAGCGGCGGCCCCGGTAGCCCAGCGCGGCGCGCCAGGGCAGCTTCGGGTTGGTGCTGCGCGAGACCCCGCGGTAGGGGCTCGAGGCCGTCGCCGGCCGCGGCCTGTTGGCCAGCGAGAGGTAGTAGGCCTCTCGGGTGGTGGTGCAGTTGAAATACCCCATCGGGTCAGCGTGCGAGCAGGTGGTCCAGATAGATCTCGGCCTGCCAGAGATCGGAGCTGTATCGGCAGTAGCCGTTCGCGCAGCTGCGGTAGTAGAGCTCCCCACCACCGGCAGGCTCGAGGGTGTCGATGTAGCCGCCACCGCGATCAGTGCGGCCGAGAAGGATCGGCTCCGACATAGACCTCGCACCGGGCGGCATACCTGCCTCCAGTCTGGCGAGCCTCGGGAAAGCCGAGTGTACAGGCCTTGCGGGCCGGCTCCCACTGCAGGCAGTCCCAGCACATCCGCGGCGAGCCCGCGGGCCGCAGGTCATGCACCGCGGCCTGGTAGATGCGCTGCGCGCGCAGGAGCGCCTCCTGCAGCTGGATGGTGCCCGTATCGGCCTCGAGCTGGTGGATCGGCTTGGGGCCAAGGTTCACCCGGCAGTGCCACGTCCGGTCTGCGCGATCGCAGAACAGCAGCAGGCGGCCGGCGTGCAGGCTGATCATTCCCCTTCGCCGTAGGCCGGTGCGTGGTAGAGCCGCTCGAGCAGGTGGGAGGCCGGCTCATCGCTGCCCCCGGTCACGTAGCAGGCGACATCATCGCGCTGATCCGCGGCGACGAACACCTCCGGCCAGTGGAGCTCCTTCACCACCACCAGGCTGGTGCGGCGGCTGCGCACCAGCACCCACAGCGCCAGGCGCTCAAGCAGGTTCAGGCTGGGCAGCTGCATCATCCCTCCAGTTTGCCGAGCAGTCGGCGCAGATACCACTGGGCCTTGGCGGCGTTCACTGCCGGGTCGCCCTTGTCCCACATGCGCAGGATGTAGCGCAGGACGTGGCCCTGGCAGTTGGCCAGCACCGGGTCAGGCGCGCGGGCGATGGCGGCCTCGATCACGTCGATCGCCTCCACCGGGCCGTAGCGGTAGTGATCTGGGTTGATCTGGTCGGTCATTCTGTGAGCTCCCAGTAGTGGCTGGCCAGTTTCGTGACGATCTCGCGCGCGGCGATCAGCTCATCGAAGAAGTCCTGCGTCACGGCGTACTCAGTCGCGCGATGGCCGCAGTCGTAGCACTTGCGCCGCTGCCGGCGCACCTGCCCCTCATAGCTGCGCTCGGAGCTGTCGCACCTGAAGCGCCCACCACACTGCGGGCACTTCATCTCGGTGAACGGGCTGGGCATCACCGCCACCTGCCAAGCAGCTGCTGGCGGCAGACCTCGATCGCCTGCTGCGCCTGCTTCTGCGTCATCACCGACTCGGTGGCGTCGATCGCGCGCACCACCTTGTCCAGCAGCTCGGCGTAGTCGGTGTCGCGGAAGTTGGTGGCCATCTCCAGCGCGAACTCCTGCCAGAGCCCGGTATAGGTGCAGCGGAGCGGGTGGCCGTAGGGCAGGTCATCGCGGCCGCTGCGCTCGTAGAGGGCCTCGAGCATGTCGGCGCGCTGCTGATCCAGTTGGACGCGGTTCATGGGTTCAGGTGTTGGCGGAGGTAGAGCAGCTCGGCGCAGAGCTGCTCGCGGTTGCGGATGCCGGCCACAGTGCGCAGCTGATCGATGCGGATGTCGATCATGCTCACAAGCCGCTGGCGTTCATCCTGCTGGCCCTGGCGGTAGGTCCCGCTGTCGGTGATCAGCTGGCTGATTCTCGCGCGCATGTCGGTCACGTCACCACCTCCACGGCAGCACCAGGCCAGCGGGCCTCGGCGTAGCGGATGGCGGCGCGCTTCGTCTCGGCCTTTGTGATCCACGTCATCGGGCGGGCGCCCTTGGGATAAACGATCAGCCGATACTCGCGGGTGCGCGCCTTGGGCAACGGCCGGCTGATGCCGTCACCGTGCTGGCTCTGCGCTGGCTCCTCGGCCCATTGCCAAGGCAGCATCGCTCCGGTGGTCTCACGCATCGGTCTCCTCGGTGTTGATCCATTCGAGTTCAGACCACCACTGCAGCCACGTGTCCGCGGCGATCAGCTTGGCCTCGGTCAGGCTGGAGGCGGTGACGCACTCCAGCACGTTGGCGGACTTGATCTGAAAGTAGAAGCGGCGCTCAGTCATCGGGAAGGGCCTCCAGAGCGCGGCGGATGATCGCCTTGTAGGAGGGTCGATAAGTCGGCTCGCCTGCTTGCAGAGCCGCAAAGTGAGCTTCAAGTGCTTCCAATGCTTGCTCCTTCAAGCTCGGCGGCTTTGGGCGACGAGCAGCGCGGAAATCATCAATTGACGCCGGATTCAGGCGGGGCTCCAGCCACTCACAGCACGCATCCAGCTCCTGGTCGGCGCCCCATTGGGCGGCTTGGGTGGCAAAACACGTCATGTAGTCAGCGCTCGGAGGCCTGCTAACTCCTTGTTCAATCCACTGCTGCACCAGCTCCGGCGGTGGGGTGATGGGATGGGTCATGGCCGCAGCGGCTGATGCTCAGCGGCGCAGTTGTGGTGAGCCTTGACGGTTTCCTGTTTGGCAGCGTCGTAGCCAGCTGCGTAGACGCAGGCCAGCAGCACCACGACGGCAATGCGGTTGACGATGGGGTTGGTGATCATGATGCGAGCGCCTTGCGGACGCGGTAGCGGGAGATGTTGAGGCGGGAGGCGATCTGAAGCTGGCTGAGGCCGGTGCGGCGCAGGATGCGCACTCGGCGATCCTCTGAAGCGGTCAGCCAGTCGATCACGGCGACCAGAAGCAGCAGCGGGATGAGCAGCTTCCAGATCACCAGCACGGTGGTGGTGAGCATGGCGGTGGAGTGGGTGGCCTCTTCGGCCGTGCGCTAATCATGGCCCACCGCCGGCAGCGCATCATCCCGGCTGTGACAGTTCTTCGCATTGGCGTGGCTTCGGCCCGACCTGGCCCACCTCGGTGTGGCTCAGCGTCAGTGTCACCGGCACGCGCAGCACCGGCTTGCTGGCATGGCCAGAGCACCAGCCCACCGCATAGCGGCTGACCTCAGCCTCGGCCGTGAACCACGCGTGGCCGCACTCGAGGCACACCCGGCGGCGCACCACCTGGTCAGCTGGCTTGCTGTTCGTCACCGCAGCCCGGTGGCGGCTGCAGCTGCAGTTCGGGCAGTTCATAGGCACCATGGGGCAGTTCGCCCCAGACAAGATGGACTTCGGACAGTGGCTAACGGTGGAGATCCCACCCGAGAAGCAGTTCCTGATCGAGAAGCAGTGCCGCGACATCGAGCGCCACCCGCAGGTGGGGCCGCTCGCGGCGCAGCTCCTCAAGCAGTGCTACCACCAGCAGGAGATGCTCCAGGCCGCGGTCAACGAGATCGCGCGGCTGGAGCTCGAGCTGATGTAGCTCAGAAGAGATCGGCGTCAGTCACATTCGGCAC